CGCCGTCCGGCGGTTGGTGGGCGCGGGCGTTACCGGCAACACCGTGCTGACCGGCAACGAAGAAATCCTCGACAGTCGCTCGATGAAATTGACCGTTGGCGTGATCCGCCACGCGGTTGCGGTCACCGAGTGGGACGAGCAGAAATCCTCGATCGATCTCCGGAACGCGGCGAAGCCGGCTCTGCAGAACTGGGCGATGGAGAAGTTGCGCGGCGATATCATCGACGGGCTCGGCTCGATCAATGGCGTGTCGTTCGCGCTGGCGACGGCGGCGCAGCGGAACACATGGACGGTGGCTAACTCCGATCGGGTGCTGTTCGGCGCGCTCGTGGCGAACGGAGTCTCCGGCGTGCACGCGACGGCGCTGCTCACCGTCGATAACACGGCCGACAAAATGACCGGGTCGATCCTGTCGCTGGCGAAGCGGCGGGCGCAGACGGCGTCTCCGCATATCCGGCCGATCCAGGTGGTCGACGACTCCGACGAGGAGTGGTTCGTCTGCTTCATGCCGTCGATCGTGTTCCGCGATTTCCGCGCGGATCCGGCGGTGCTGGCGGTGAACAAGGATGCGAGGCCGCGCGAGAATGGCTGGATGGACAATCCGTTGTTCTCCGGTGGCGATCTCATGTGGGACGGCGTGATTGTTCGGGAGATCCCGGAGCTGCCCACGGCGGTTGGTCTCGGAAACGCAGGTATCGATGTGGCGGCGTCGTATCTGTGCGGAGCGCAGGCGCTCGGCGTAGGTTGGGCGCAGACGACGCGGACGCGCACGAACGTCCTGGATTACGATTTCACGCACGGCGTTGGGATCCAGGAAATGCGGGCGGTTGGGAAGCTGCGGTTCGGGCGGGATCCCGCGACTGACACAGGCTCTCTGGTTGACCAGGGGGTGTTTACGATTTGGACGTCGGCGGTCGCTGACGCCTGATCTGTAGGAGGCTAAATGGCGCGGTTCGTTGCAAATCCGGTAATCGTCGAGGCGGTGCAATATCGTTCCGGCGATGTCGCCTGCTGGCCGGATGAGTTTCGTCGGGCGCTTCACCGCCACATTGGCGGCGGGCGTGTCGAGGTAACGACGGGTGACGGGCCGCGTCCTCTGCTGGACGGCGATTGGGTCGTGCATGGGCCGGACGGGCTGTTCTCTGTCTGGCGCGAGGCCGCGTTTGAGGTCTGGTTTGCTCTGCGTGTACCTCCGGTCGTGCTGGATGACGAGGACGACGCGGAGCAGGATGCGGCGTCAAGTGAAACGGCGTCGGCGTCAAGTGCACGGGCTAAATCGTCAAGTGGTGGCAAGTCGAAGGCGAAAACTCCCCCTGTATCCGCTCCGGCGGAAACCTAGAAAGGATCAAGTAAAATGTCCGACGCTCGGACGGATTGGGACAAAAACGGCATGTCGGAGGCGGAGTGGAACGCTCTGTCGTCGGCGGCGCAGGATTGGCGCCGGAAGCATCCGTCGCGCGGGGACCACGAGGGCGCGCGGACAGGGGTGACTGGCGCGGCCGCTGGTGGCGGTCCGGCAACTGGCGCGGCGCCTGCTGGCAGCTCGCCTGCCGGGTCCGGTCAGGCGGCTCGCGCGGCTGCTGGCGCCGATCAGTCGCCGCATGGTGCCACGCCTCCGGTGGACGCGGAAAATCCGCCTCCGCCTCCGCCGATGGTCTCGGGCGGGACGGTCATTCTTACCGGAGACGCGAAGGCGGCGGCCCGGGGCGATCTGCACGGCACGATCGAGCACAACACGCGGGCTCGCGATCAGGCGATGTTGGCCGGGCATGTCGATCCCGATACCTCTCCGGTCGCGGTGGCGGAGGCGCTGGCGTCCAGTAGCGGCGGCGATCCGGACGAGATGGCGAAGTTGGTCCGCGAACGGCTCGGGACACGTCCGGCGCGGTCTCCGGCGGAGCAGGAGGCGATTGAACGGCAACGCACGGAGGGGTCTCAGGGCGCTCGGACGACTCCGGAGGGTTCGGGCGGGTGAGCGCGGGCGCTGCCGGGCCCGAGGTCCCTTTGCCCCAACAGGGGCAGGTATGGGCGGCTCGTGGCGAGTATCGTCCGCGCTGGTGGCGGACGGTCCTCGTGGTGGTCGGTGGGCACGACGGCGGCGCTCTGTATTTCCGGGAGGGTTTTGAGCAGCACAGCTGGATGCCCGTTCCGATTTGGTGCGAGTGGGTCCGGGATTCGGACGCGACGGTGATCGATGCGACCAATGCGTTCGATCCGACAGCAGAGAAGGTAATCGGCGATGGAAAGTGAAAACGTGGGCTTTGGCGGGTTAGGCGCGCGCTTTGGTGCCATTGAACGGGAGCCGCGCGATGTCATGGAGAGCATGCAGAAGGTGGCGGCCGGCGCGCTGGAGCCGGTCGATGTGGTGGCGGGCATGCAAAGGGTCGACCATGAACAGGCGAAGGCGGCGGAGGCTCGTCTCTGGTTGGAGCGGGAACGCCAGGAGCGGATGCGCTCGTGTCGCTCCGAGGCGCTTGAGTTGGCGCTAAGGAACTCTCCTGGGATGCAGCCGGGGGAGTTGGTCGCGGCCGCTAAGGTGTTCTTCGATTTCCTGTTCACTCCGGTTGCGGGCGATGCCGGAAACCGTTGAGACCTTGGCGGAGCGGGCGCTGGCCCGGCTCGGTGTGTCGGTGGTGCCGGTCGCGAACCGATCGGCTGCCATCGCTGCGTTGCCGGCGGCCACCATCGCCACGCAGGCGCTGCGGCTGCTGGCGGTGATGGCGTCCGACGAGGACCCGCTGGCGGATGACCAGGCGCTCGCGCTCGCAAAGGTTCTGGCGGTCAACGCGTCGCTGAACGGGCAGGCGATCGTCTCCTGGAATTCCGACGCGATCCCGCAGGCGGTCTCGGAGGAGTACACGGCGTTGACGGCGTCGCATCTGGCGCCGTCGTTCGGCAAGGCTGGCGGGGATCTCGCCACGCAGACGGCGCTGGAGGGACGGATCCGGCGGACCGCGCTGATCCTTCGGGCTCCTGATCTCGCGAAGGAGGCGATCATGGGTGTGCATCTCGATCTGGCTGGTCGAGGGCGGGTCCGTTGGTCGGTGTTCGACATTCCTCGGCCTGTTGAGCAGGCGTATGTCTATCTGGCCGCGGCGTCGTTGGCGGCTCCGTTCGCGGCGCTCGGCGTGAAGGTCAATCCGGCGGACGTGATTCAGGCGAATACGGCGATCGACCGTTACATCTCGGTGCCGTCGTCCGGCGAGCCGGTGCAGGCGAGTTATCTCTGAGGCGCGCGGGTGAATCCGGGTCCGGAGTTTGACGTGGAGGGGCACGCGGGCAGGGTTGCGGAAGCTCTGGTATCGCTGCTTCGCCAGTCGCGCATTGAGCGCATCGACGAGGCCACTGTGTCGTTGGCCTGTCGGCGGGTGGAGTGTTTGCCGGCTGATCGGCGCCGGCTGGTCAATGCCGTCAATCGGCATCTCGTGGGTTTGCTCGGGCGGCGCGGGGCTGTTTCATGAGGCTTCACTTGTTCGGCCTGTCGCGGGCTCTCTCCGCGCACCATGGCTCCGCGCCGGCGCGAAAAATGCCAGAGTCGTTCACAGCGCGCAAAGGAGTTCTTCGATGGCAATGCATGATGGTTTGCCGGTAGCCGGCTATCGGCCGCAGTCGACGGAGGCCGTTAGCCTCGTCAACGCGAATAAGGAACTGGAGGAGCGGATCCTCCGTGTGTTGGACGGCCTTGCCGGGAAGGTAGATATTCGCTGGCTGGCCGTTGGACGAACGCACATTGAGCAGGGCTTCATGGCGATCAATCGGGCGGTGTTTCAGCCAGCCCGCGCGAGTCTGCCAGAGGATAATCCCCACGAGGGCTGATCTCTTGCGGGATCATTCCAGGTAGGGCCCGAGGCGCCAGCCAATCTCCGCCGCGGCGACCACCAGCGCGATCACGATCGTGGTCGTTACGACGACGCGCTGCCGAGGGCGCAGGCGCGCATAGCGTTCGATCCATTTCATCGCGGGTTTCTCATGGCTGATCTCACATTCTCCGGCTCGGTGCCGGCGCCGGCGTCTGTCGGCCAGACGCTGGTACTACCTTTCACGCGGGTGTCTCCCTTGCACATCCCACGGCGTGATCTGGTGCTGGCCGGCGCCGATAGCCTGTCGCTTCGCGTGACGGTCGCCGAGGCTGACGATCCGGACTCCGGTGTACTCGAGCTGTCGGGCGGCCTCGGTGGTCCGCTGGCTCGGCTCGTGGTCTGGTACGCGGAGCGGCGGTATCCATGCTTCGACTATGGATGGCCGTTCGCCGATTGGCGGCCAATTCTGGCGCTCGATAGCGTTGTCTCGACGGCTGCTGGGTCGTTTGACTTCTTCCTCTCGGCCGGTGCCTTGGCGGGCCTGCCCAGGTTGTGCGGTTGGTCGTTTCATCTGACCTGGGACGACGGAACCGGGGGCGTGGCCCCGGTCGACGGCGCGCCGATCCTGGTCTCCGGTGGCTGGCGGCAGTCGGAGTGCCTGGCTGTCGGTTCGCTGCAGGTGCGGCGCGTCGGAATCCCGACCGCGGTCCCGGAGGTCGGTCTGCTGACCGACGCCGGCGATCCGCTGCTGGCAGACGTCGGCGGCGGGGATTTCACCGGAGATTTTACAGGGGACTTCTCGTGAGACGCATTTTCGCGGCGGCTGTCGGTCTGCTGCTGGCTGGTCCTGTGCTGGCTCAAACCGCCGGCTCGATCGTCCTGCATGGGCCATCGTTCGATCCCGCTCTGCCTCTGGTGACGCCGGAGGCTATCGCGGCGGCGGTTAATGCCGCGCTCGCGCCGAAGGCCGATGTGGCGTCTCCTGTCTTGACCGGGGTTCCGTTGGCGCCGACCGCGGCGCCAGGGACCAACAACGGGCAGGTTGCGAGCACGGCGTTTTCCGCCGCCGCGGTATTGGTTGAAACTTCCCGCGCGACCGGCGCCGAGGCTCTGCTCGCGCCGAAAGCGTCGCCTACGTTTACCGGCACCGTTACCATTCCGGCCGGCGCTTCGATCTCCGGCTTCGCGCCGCTGGCGTCGCCCGCGCTCAGCGGCGTGCCGACCGTGCCGACCGCCGCTCCTGGGGCAAATACCACGCAGGCGGCTTCAACCGCGTTTGTGACGGGTGCTGTTGTCGCGGCGACAGTTGGCGTTTCGTCGGTCAACACGCGGACCGGCGCGGTGACGATGCTGCTCTCCGACATTCCAGGTGTGGCTCCGCTGGCGTCTCCGGCGCTTACGGGCACGCCGACGTCTCCGACAGCAGCGCCGGGCACCAATACCACGCAGATCGCAAGCACGGCCTTTACCGGCGCGGCCGTCCTCGTTGAGACGAACCGGGCCACGACGGCCGAGGCGCTTCTGGCGCCTAAAGCCTCCCCGGCGCTCACCGGCACCCCGACTGCTCCGACGGTCGCGGCGACCTCCGCGTCGGGGACCACGCAGTTAGCCACGACCGCTTTCGTAAGGAATGGCACCACAACCAGTGACAGCGCGCTGGCTGGTCAGGTCGGTGAATATATTTCATCGACGCTGCCGTTCGGAACGCCTGTTACGATGACGACCGCGACGACTGCGAACATCACCTCGATTTCGCTTACCGCGGGCGATTGGGATGTGTGGGGCAATGTAGCGACCATCCCTGCTGGATCGACGCTTACCAATTCCGTTGGCGGGTCGGTTTCGTTAGTGAGCGCGACTCTCCCGACAGCTCCAAACGGTGGCGGATCTGCTTTCGTCTACACCGGGAACACAATCGCGGGTGCGAATATGGTTCTACCAGTCGGCATGACGCGGCTCAGCCTCGCGTCGACCACGACCGTCTTTCTGGTCGCAAATATGCAGTTCAACACTTCTACGTTGAGCAGTTATGGCTTCATAGGCGCGAGGCGCGCGCGATGAGCGGTGGTATCGTCCTGCCGGGCGTCCGCATCGGGGATATGCCGGACCTGGGAGCCGTTACCGATGGGGCATCCGTTGTTGGTGAGAAAGCCGGTTCTGGCCGGTTCCTCGCTTCGGCGTTGCGGACCTATCTCGGTCTTACGTTCGCCACCATCGCCGGGCTAACCGCCGAGACCGGCGCGCGCGTGGCGGGTCAGTGGGCGCTCTCGGTAAAGCAGGCGCCATACAGCGCGGTTGGTGATGGCATTGCTGATGACACCGCTGCGATCAACGCGGCCGAAGCCGCGCTAAGCGCCGCTGGCGGTGGCGTTCTGGTCTTTCCCGCCGGCACATACATGAATAGCGGCCTGACCAAGCGTTCCGGCACGATCTGGCAGGGGACCGGGATAGGCTCGACCACGCTGAAGTTGATCGCGGGAACAACAGCAAGCGCCGTCGTCTCCGGGCTGAACGCATATACCCTGTTCGGCACCAATGTTCTGGCGGGGATCGACAACTGGGCCATTCGTGACCTGACGATCGACGGCAATCGGACCGGCGGTTGCACGTCGGACGGGCTCGGTGTTTACGGTTGGGTGTTCGATATCAATTGCGTTGAGATTAAAAGCTGCAACGGACGCGGTTGGCATAACGAATATGGTCAGCCGGGCGTTGAGGCGCATCAGGACGTGCAGTCTCAGGCGGCGAACATGCTGGTGTGGGACAATCAGACCGACGGTATTTATTACGGCGGCCCGAACGACAGCAGCTTCCTCAATCTGAACGTCTACTGGAACCTCCGTAATGGAATCTGGCTGTGGGGACTTGGCACCGTCAAGGCGGTGCATTGCCACGTCTGGTCGGATGGGGTCGGCGGTCGGCAACACGTTGTTGGTTGGCGGGTTGATAGTCCAATCAACACGCTGACCGCCTGCGTGGGCGAAGGATCTAGCGTAACTCAGTTGTGGCTTCGCAGCGTTTCAAACACGATCATTAGCGGCGAATGGTTTTACAATCAGGTATCTCCGAACGCGGTCGAGGGGATCCGCCTCGGGGATGGGGCGGGCTCGGGTGGTGGCGTTGTCTCTGTCCAAGACAACCGGATCATCACCCGCGTTGATAACTGCCAGGCTGGCGCGGTGATCTGGTCTGATGACGCCGGCCACAACGTCATCGACATAATCGGAGTCAACGTCACCGCCGCGAGTATCGGCTACAGCGGCGTTGACGGCGGCGGCAGTAAAATCAGGCTTTCAATCCAGAACTGCGACACCAACGGGACTCTCAACGTGGAAGGCTTGCCGATGGCAATCAACGGACTGGTGACGGAAACCGGAGGGCTGACGATCCTTGGACTTGGCTCTGCTTCCGGCGTGGTCTCGCTTGGTGCGCCGAATAGCGGCGGCGCTGGCTTTCGTCAGCTACTCGTGCCCAACTAATGTCCGGCTCCGCTGCTGCCTCCGCCACTGATAGCCTCGCGACGTTACGGGCGGCAATCTCGCCGAAAACCGGGATGCAACGCATCCCGTTTCCGACCGAGAGCTATCAGCACCCGTCCAAGCCGTTGTCGGCGAAGCGGCTGCTTAATCTGTTCGCGGCGGTCGCGCCTCCGGATTCCCGCTCCGCCATCGCTCTGGAGTCCTCTCCGGGGACGGTGTTCCGAGAGACGCTGCAGCCGGGTGGACAGGTCCATGCGTTTAACACCGATCTGGTCGGTGGGTTCTATGCCGTTTCCGGAGATCACGCGTTTCGCAACAGCGACGGTGTGACGGTTGATCTGGGTTTTGTTGGGACGGCGTCGGATGTGTTTCTGCCGTCGCAGATTGGTCCGACCATTGCTGCCTCATCGACGGTTGTGGTCATCTGTGTGCCTCCGCGCGCTTACACGGCGGCGCACGATGGCGCGCTGAACGAGATCGGCGGGGATTTTCCTGGCGCGGACTCCGTTACGTTCATCGACGGTTATTTTATCTTCACTCAGGTCAATCGTGGGACGACCTTCTTCATTTCAAAGATCGACGATCCAACGATGTTCGACGCGCTCGATTTCGCGAACCTGGAGGGGCACACCAACATCCTTTACCGGGCGATCGCGGAGAAGAACGAGCTATGGCTCGGCGGCGCGTCTGGCTGGGAGGTCTGGTATGACAGCGGGAACGCCGACTTTCCGTTCCGTCGCCGTTCCGGTGGCATCATCCCGTATGGTCTCGCGACGCCGCTGTCGATTGGGCAGATTGATGGGTCGGTATTCTGGGTTTGCGACGATGGGAATGTGTATCGGTCGGCGGGCTACACGGGGCAGGTGGTTTCGACCGAGGCAATCGCGGCGCTCATCCGTCTGGCAAATCCGGAGCTGACCCGGGGCCTCACTTACATGCAGGATGGTCACGCGTTTTACTGCATCGAGTTGGGCGACCGGACGGTTTGCTACGACTGCGCCACGAAGCAATGGCACGACCGGTCGAGTTCGATTGATGGCACCGGTCCGTGGTTGGCGAAGGTCGCGGGCCGGGTCGGTCCGGGCACCTATATCGGCGATGCGCAGGGTCGTCTCTACAATCTGAGCCTGGACGCGGATAGCGACAACGGTGTCCTGGTGCCGCGCCAGTTCACGATGCCGGGCCTTTGGGCCGGGACATCGCGTGGCTTTTGCAATCGGGTTGAGGTCGAGATGGAGGTTGGCACGGAAGCCTCGCATGGGGACGTGCTGCTCGATTGGTCCGACGACGGCGGCTACAATTTTCGGGCTCCGCGCGTGTTGAGCGCGGGTGGCGTTGGCGATCTCGGCGTGCGTCTCTACACGACGCGGCTCGGGTCGTTTCACAAGAGGACGTTTCGCGTGACGGCGCATGGTCGGCCGAGGTTTTACGGGGTCGATGCCGATATCACGGCGCCTCCGAACACAAGCGGTGGTTAGTGTCAGGGTCGCTCAATTCGCTGTTGCCGGATCCGCTGTCTCCGCTGCAGCCGGCGGCGGCTCCGCTCGTGAAGGCGCCGGATAGTTACGACACGGCGGACGCGTATGTTTCGACGAAGAACGCGCTTACCGATTGGGTCTCCGACCAGCGCGCGCAGTCGTCGGCGATGGGTTTGTGGGACGATCAAACCGGGTTGCCGACCGCTGCCG